GTTGTTGATAGTGAATTGATATCATCGCAGGTGACGTATGGAGTATATGTTGCCGATGCTGCTTTTAGCTGGGTTGATCTATCTGTGCATTGAAATGAATTTTGGGATGGTAAACATATACTAGAACCATCTACAAATCTAAGCACACAGGTTCCATAAGTTTTATTATCTAAATCAACTTCTGTTGAAGATTCTCCCTCGAAGTATAAATTAACTAGGATACCATTTCCTATCAGATTCTCATCAGCGATTGCCGATTCTACTTCAATACATTCAAAGCCATCAGTATCGATGAATATATTTTTTACTTTTAACTTTGTCCATTTATTATTATCAGTTCCAGAAAAATCAACATAGTCACCCACTCTAGCACCCAACCGAGTAAATGAATACAATCCATTTGGAATAGTATTTTTAATTATATTGGTTCTTTGTTGGGTATCGGAAACTCCACCGGATTTATTCAGCTGTGGTGTGTCTGTAAAGAATTTAGAATTATAGAAATCTCTAGAAGAGGGCATACTAGCATTTGAAATTAAGTTAGCTTTTATTAACTTATTTTGTTCAAATGATGTGAACTGATAAATGCCAGAAAGGTCAGCTGATGTACCAGATGCATCATTCACATAGATAGTATCGGTATATTCAAATGTAATTCCTGAAGTAAGAGAATTAAAGAATGAAGAGATATACGACAGATCATCTGCGTTCTTAGAATTACTATAATCAATTATTACTTTAGTCTGATTGCTATAGAATGTGAAAGACGGAGTTGTTACTAAGTTTCTATTTACCTTATAGTAATAACTCTGCTTCGAAGCAAACACTAATCCAAAAAACAGATCACTGCCAACAAGATGAAATGATCTCTTGTCTTTCTGTGTGAATGTTCTTTTTGTGTTTCTTCGTATTCCTGACATATCATGAACCGATGTAACTTAACTTCTGTGATCCAGTAACTGATCTGGCATACAATCCGTTAACATTAGCACACTCTATGAATATGCTTTCACCAGCTTCTAGTGGATACCCATCGGTGGTGTTAGTAAGCAATGCAGATCCACCAACATACACAATGTCTGTGTTGGTGCTGTGTGCCTTGAGTGTAACTCCAACCTTGAGTGTTATGTTTGCTTCCAACTGACCAGCAGATGGAGTTATAGTCTTAGTCGCACTAGCTACTTTGCCTGGTCGAGTAATCTCGGAGATCTTAGCTCTAAGATTTCCATTGGTTATATCTGTCTTGAGCGAAGATATAACTGCTGTGTTTGTTTTGATATCTGTCAAGCGCGATACTAATGGATTCGTCTCTAAAGTAAGAGCATTAACTATTGCAGTATCATCTATCGATAGATCATTCGTTACATTTACATCAAGAGGAGTAGTAGCAGTGACTTCGATAGCATCCCCATTTTCGCCCTTTACAACAATAGCTCCACCACCAGTGGTTCCTGCAACAACAAGAGGAATGTTGTTATAGTTAGAAACTCCAGTATTGGCAGATATACTCACAGTTGCAGTAAAGCCAGCATTAGTCATATAGACGTTTAAAGCATTAGCTGTGGATGATAAAGTCGAACCAGCAGAATCAAATAGCTTGGTGAGAACTTTACTACCAAGATCTGAACCAAGGCATGATACAGTATCAGTGACTGCGTTTAGATATCTACCACCACTAACAGCAACAGATCCTGTTACGGTAATACTGTCGGTAGAAGATGAGAAATATCTACCACCAGTAATTGCTACAGCATTAACAGTGTTACCAGCAGAACCAGCTCCACCAACTATGATTGGTTGAGAAATTTTCAGAGTTCCTGTAACACCGATGAGAACTCCGTTAGTCACTCCTTGAATGTTTCCAGTGACTGGTAATTGATATCCAGTGCTTCCTTTGACATATACAAAGCCACCAGTAGTTCCACTATTCTGCACAGTGACTGTTCCAGACACAGAGCCAGATATTCCTAGTATAGTACTTGGATTGGTGGAATAAATATTAACAGGAAGAGGAGTAGTCTGCGATACCCGGAATGCTTCTCCGCTTGCACCCCACATCACCTTGGTTATTTGAACGTGTGCAGCATCTGAACTTATACCATTGACATATAAGTAATCTGTTGCTATACTTGCGGTGTTTCCTGAAACATCAATCGTCAGGTCTTTATCGGTGTCTGCCATTAAAATTCTCCGTATTAGTAAAAGTATGTATAACCATAGAAATAGGAACTAAAATGATATTTGATCCAGAAAAACAACAACAGTTTTGTAAAAAAGTGGAGATACACATAAGCAAATGGAATGGCACATACTTAGAAGCCGTGATGGCTGTCACCGAAGACATGGAGATTGAACCAGAAGTTGCTGCGAAGTTTCTAACAAAACCAATCATCGAGAAGCTTCAAGAAGAGGCACGCCAGATTAATCTTCTACCAAAAATAAAGAATAAACTACCAATTTAAGTATTATGTGTTATAATTACTTATGTCGAGGCGGGGAGTTCCCGTCAAAATTTAACCGTGGGTAGATCCCACAAAGGATACGAATGTCATCATTTAGCGATTTTAAGAACAAGGCAAAGTCAAGCATCAGTGATCTTTCGAAGGCTCTTGAGAGTATCGAAGGAAAGAAGGATTATAAGGATGATCGCTTCTGGCGTGCCACACCGGATAAGTCCGGAAACGGGTATGCAGTAATTCGGTTTCTGCCAGCACCGAAGCAGGAAGAACTTCCATTCATCAAACTATACTCTCATGCCTTTCAGGGAAAGAATGGTTGGTTCATTGAGAACTGCTTGACAACAAGCGGTGCAAAGTGTCCTGTGTGCGAGTTGAATAACGAATTGTGGAATAGTGGAATTGAATCAGACAAGAACATTGCTCGTGAGCGCAAGCGTAAGTTGTCTTACATTTCCAACATTCTTGTAATCAAGGATGAATCTAATCCACAGAACGAAGGAAAGGTATTCCTCTTCAAGTATGGTATCAAGATCTTCGATAAGATCAAGGAAGCAATGTATCCAGAATTCAAGGATGAGAGTGCAATGGATCCGTTTAACTTCTGGGCGGGTGCTGACTTCAAGTTGAAGATTCGTAAGGTGGCTGGTTATACCAACTACGACAAGTCAGAATTTTCTCCTGCATCTCCTCTACTTGGTGGAGATGATGCAAAGTTGGAAGCAATTTGGAACAAGCAATATCCTCTCAATGAGTTTGTTTCTCCAAAGAACTTCAAGGACTATGCAACTCTGAAGACTCGTCTGTATGAGATTCTTGGAGATGATGTTCGATCTGGCGTTATGGATAATCAAAGTCGTGCCGAAGACGAGACGATTGAGACTCCATTCGACAGCAAGGACCCTAGGGAAGAAAACAGGCAGTCTGCTAAGAGTCGTAGTAAGACTTCGGGTAAGAAGCAAGAGCCATCTCCAACAGATGAGCCAGGAGAGGAAATGGATTCTCTCTCGTACTTCCAGAAGCTAGCTGGCGACTGAGATAATTTGTAATTAGTTAATCTTAAGAAAGAACCCCATCTCGGTGGGGTTCTTTTTATTTAACCATATTCTCTTCTGTAATTTGGTAACATGAATGAATCATCTGCAGTTTTTCTGTATACGTCGTATTGATTAGATACTGAGTTTACAATGGTAGCATTAGATCTAGCATCATTTGATACAGACACAGATTCTTTCTTATCGTTTCCTCCAAATACTGCATCTATTAGTTTACCACCCACAGTAGCATATGCCCCTGCAAGTCCTCCAACTGCAATACCTAGTCCTGCCGCAACCCCACCAACTCCTGCCGCAATTCCTCCCACTGCAGCTAATGCTCCTCCACCGCCAACTATGCCTCCTAGCATAGAACCCATACCACCTCCTCCTCCTCCTCCAGGCACTCCTATTCCTCCACCACCACCCCCGCCACCTTCGCCACCACCTCCACCAGGCATTGCTCCTGCAAGTTTTGAAACTTTACCCAAACCTCCTGCAACTTTACTAGCACCACCAGCCATTGCTCCAACTCCTTTTAATGCTCCCATTGCAGCTCCTCCAACGCCAGGCAAAGCTATCGTTGCTGCTACCTGAGCAACTGTAGTAACTGCATCAACAATTCCTGCAATTCCTCTAGCGGCACCTGCTCCTGCTTCTTCTGGGATGTCCGCTGTTTTTAATGTTTCTTCTGCTGCTGCTTGCGCTTGTTGTGGATCTGATCCTACTCCATTGTCGAAGTTTGATTCGATTTTTGTTTCAGAACCCTTA